CCCCTTTTTCAAAAACGTATAAATTATACGAAAATTATACGAAAATTATACAAAAATTATACGAAAATTATACGAAAAAATTATACGAAATTATACGAAATTATACAAAAATTATACAAAATTATACAAAAATTATACAAAAAAATATGTATTTAAAAATTAAAATATTATATTATATTATATGGTAAATTACAAGTGTTATCGTTGTGGATACAGTACTACCCATAAGGGCTCATTAGTGAATCATCTAAAACGTAAAAATATTTGTAATCCACTACTAGAAGATATTAGTATAGAAAAAATGTATGAAATATATAATTTCAAAAATGATAAAAAACAGCACCCAAATAGCACCCAAACAGCACTTTTTAGCACCCAAACAGCACCTAAACAGCACCCTAATGATAATTTTGGGTGTAAAAAAACAGCACCTAAACAGCACCTAAACAGCACCCAACCAGCACCCAAACAGCACCTTTTAGCACCCAAAAAAAATATCTGTCAATTTTGCGAGAAAACGTTTACTAGAAAAACAGGATTGACAAAACATCTAAATTGTTGTAAACAAAAAAAAATATTTGAGGAAGAAAAATATGAAAAAATAAAAGAAAAGGATAATGAAATACAAGAATTAAAAAATATGGTAGAAAAATTATTAGTAGAAAATAAGGGAACTACAAATATTACAAATAATACAACAAATAATAATAATACTACAAATCATATGACAAATAATATTATAAATATTAATAATTATGGAGATGAAGATACAAAATATATTACAAGTGATTATATTTTACAATTATTGAAAAATAAACCAGCAAAAGCTATACCTGAATTAATAAAATATACGCATTTTAATAAAGAGCATCCAGAAAATCAAAATATAAAAATTACAAATAAAAAAGAACCCTATATAAAAGTACGTAAAAATGATAAATGGGAATTACAAGATAAAGATGAGACAATATCGGATTTAATAGACCGTCAACAGGTTCATTTATTAGATGAAAATGTAGAAGAAAAAATAGAAAAAAAATGTAGTAATTCAGAAAAAGTGAATATAGAAAGATGTAATAATTTATATAATGAAGAAAATAAGGATTATATGAAACGGTTATATAATGAAAGTGAATTAATTATTATTAATAATAGTTAAACTTTTTAAGAAAAAGTTTATATCAAAAAAAAGAAAATTATTAGTATTTTTTATTTAATATTTTATAACTCATAAATAATACTATACTTATAATAATTATAAATTCATAATAAGAATGAAAACGATTATATATATATTCAGAAAAATTTGCGTATATTTTTTCAAAAGTATCACTATACATATAAGTTATACTAAAATTATTATTAGTAATATAAATAAGATAAATTATAAATAAAAATGTATAAAATAATAGTGAATTATTTTGTTGTTTTATTTTATCCTTTTTTTTTATATATGTTTTTTTATATGTATTGTATAAGTAATAAAAAGGAATATAATGAACTAATAAAAGTAGGATAAATTTAAATACAGATGTGAACATAGAATTGGAACCTATGGGTTTTGGATTTCTAAAATTCAATATTATAAATAAAATATCACGTAATACTATTCCTATATAAAATACATAGGGATTAAATGGATTTAATTTAAAAAAATATAAAATAAAAGAAATATATAACCACCAAGTAAATAAATATAACCAATACATATTATATACAATATTTTTATTTAATATGTATTCTTATTTTACAAGGATTACTCATTTTATTATTATATTATTTAAAAAAAATAAATTTAATTGATGAAATAAATGAATAAATATTATATACAATATTTTTTTTTATTTATTAAAGGGGTTGAGGGATTAGTATAGTTATTAAAATATTTATCTAATAAATATTTCATAAAAATTTCAGGTGTATTAGATATTTCATTAGCATTAAACATTAAATGAACCCAATTATTTTCACAATCTTTTTTAATATTAGCTAATAATTCTAAAGTAGTTTTAAATTTAATAGATAAATAATTATCTTTTTTAAATTTAGAATAAAGATATGAAATAATTCTCCATATATCAAAAGCAAATAATATAATTTTTATATTAGTTTTATTTAATTTTTTAAAGATTTTTTTTTCTAATTTCGGATTTTTCTTAAAAGGTTCTTTATAAAAACGTTTACATTGATGAATAATTTGACTACATATATCTACAAAATCATCAGTATATAATATCATAGATCTACCAAAATCCCAGACTTTTAATATATATCCATAATTAGGTATATAATAATCATTATTATTAATACTATATAACCAATAACCATTGGATTCAATATTACTAATTAATATATTTCCACCGTGTAAATCAAAATGGCATATATTACATATTTTATGAATACTATATATTCCACTTAGTATTTGAAAAATAAAAGAATGAAACATAGTATCATTTATTTTTTCAATATAATTATTTGTTAATATATCTTTTAATGAACTATCACATAATTCATTTAATATACATAATGAATTAGTTCCAAATCCTTTTTTCTTTTCCATTCTTTTAAAAATATCTTTTTTAGATTTGTCATCTTGTATTTTTTTTCGTATAGTCAAATTATTATAATATTTTATTATATTAGGATTTAAATAATCATTACTTTTACAATTTGTACATATAAAATATAAATATATAATAGGAACATTTGGACAATTATGATTTTTAATTAAATTATATACCATTTTTAATATATATAATTCCTTCCATGATTTATAATTTAAATCCATTATTTTACTAGATTCAGAATTGATTAGTGGTATTAATTTTAAAGCACAATATAATTGTTTGTCTTTTATTTTTACTAAAAATTTATATGCTTCCGCATCAACACTACCACCAACTTCACCCAAATGAGATAAAATATATTCATTAAAATGTTGTTTGAAAGATTTAATATATAAAATAATTAATTCTTCATGTTTCATTTTTTTAAATTTACTTTTAAATAAATTTAAAAATGATTCTCTAATCATCAAAGCATATTTTTTTCTTGATGAAATATTTACTAAATATTTTAAATCTATCATAATATAATTTATATATATATATATTTATGTATATTATTTATTTAATTACAATACATTAATAAATAAAAATTAAAATTGATTTTTTTTTAAAATTTTAAAAACAATGAGGGATAAAATTGTTAAACTATATGAAGTACAATTATATAGATTATTTAAAACAATTGAATTAAAAAAAAAAATAAATTATAATGATTTATATAACTCAGTAAATGGAAAAATTATTGATTTTAAAAATATTAAATTAGAAAAAAAAAAAAATAATTCTGTATTAATAACAAATAAATTAAATTATTTAATAGATGAGGTACCAGATTTTATTATAAGAAATAAAACTTTAACTGATATGACTACAAGTTTTATTAGAATTTGTAATAATGATAATATTGATACAAGTTCATTAAATGAAGATGTAGTTAATTCAATGTTAATTTCATGGATTGAAAATCAAATTTAATTTTCAGTAGAATTTTTAACTAATTTTAATAGTTCTTTTTTAGCTTTTTCATTTGAAAAATTTTTTTGAAATATTACACCAGTATATAATTTATTAAATTCAAATTCAGGATTATTATTTTTTACATAATTTTCAAAATGAATTGTATTATTAATTGATGATTTTCTTGAAGCAGTTTTTTCTTGATTATTATTATATAAACTAATATTATATTTACCTAATTTTTCCATTAAATTATTAAGTGTCATATAATCTTCAGTCATCCAATCGTCTCCTGCTGTTCTAAATTTAACATCAATTTTTTCATCAGGATTATTTTCATTTATTCTTAATCCCCAAAAATCTCCTAAAATTTCTTTTTTACCATCTAATAATTTAAGAATTTTTTCTTTTTCCATAAATGTACATATAAAAATACCACCAGGTTTTAAATGTAAATTAATATAATTAGATAATATATCTAAATCTAAATAATGAATAGCAAATTGACAACTTATTAATTCAAATTGTTCTTTCTTAAATAAATCTATATTTTTATTTTCAACTATATCCTTTAACATTTGTAAATCATATTTTGTTCTATCTTCAAAATCCATATTATTATCTTCCTCTATTTTTCCATCAAAACTATGTTTTAAATTACTAGTTATTTCATTAAAACTTTCTTCTACATCACTTCCAATTTTATAATTATTTATATCACCTGTCATAAAATATCCAGTATTTTCTTTATAAATATAAGGTATATTATCAGGTATATCTTTCATATAATTATTTTTTCCAGAAATAAATCTAGCACGTGCTCTATTGTTATTACCTTTAGGATCAGGATCTACATATTCAATACCTTTAGTATCAACATCAATTCCTAATATAAATTTAACACCTTTATCATTTAAATTATTTTTCATATTATTATCATCAAAATTAGTAGATATATATTTTATAAGATCACCACCTTGACCACATGCGATTTCTAATACTTTAATATTATCATTATTATTTGAAACTAATATACTAACACTATTATCTATTAATTTCTTTTTTATTATATTATTTGTTCTTCTTAAATCATTTTCAGCTGTTTTTTCAGTTTTAAATTTTTTATTTTTTCTATCACTATAATCATCATTATCATCTTCATAATATGAAAATGAACGAGTTACATATTTTTCTAAATTTTTCAATTTTTCTAACGTTAAATCATCTAAAAATTCTTCTGTTATAGGATTACAAGAATGACCAATAATATCATTTACTACAATAAAATCATTTGCTAAACCTCCTACATTATTAGTTTTTAAATATTTTTGAGTTTTATCATATCTTATTTTTTCTAATTCAAAATAATTTTCATCTGGTTTATATACAATTTCAATTATTTTATTATTTAATGTCTCATAATCAATTTCTTTACCATTTTTCATCACTTTTTTTTTATGTAAATCCACTATATATGGTTTTGTACACATAATTTCACATTTAATAGCAATATTATTTGTATTATAACTAGTTCTTTTAGGCATTTTTGAACAATATAATTTTTTATCTAATAATAATACATCTATACTATTTTGTTCAATAGGTTTATATTTTAATATAGATAAATCTTTTTTATTTTGTATATTTGCTAATCCATTATTATACATATAAATTACTCCATCTATTTTATATTCTTCTGATTTACTAACAGTATCAAATTTATCTATTTCAACATATTTTTTCATTGAACAAGAAATATTTTTATCTTCTTCAATATATGATACAGAATTATTTATTATTTCATTATCTAATTCATTCATTATTTTTATTCTATCATCTAATTTATTATTAAAAATAGCTTCATTTTTTTTTATATAAATATCAAAATATTTATATACATATTTTTTATCAACTATTATTAATTCACCATCTAATATAGATTCCATAAATTTATCCGATTTTAATTTAATCCCTGTTTTAATAACATTACTATTACTATTTATTAAATATAATGTTGTTTCTTTATCTATATACATATAATATCTTTCACCATCCGCTTTTTCAGTTATTTTATAAACATCTTCTATATTTTTTTCTTTTCCTTCTACTAAATTACTACCTGTTTTATCTAACATTTTTATTATTGTATTTTTTGTTAATGAAACAGGTTTAGGTCCTAGATTAATAGAATTTAACTTATATTTTTCTAATATTTTTCTACAATTATTTATTATTATTTTACTCTCATTATTACTAATATTAAAATATCCTTCTTTTATAATTTGATTACATATAATTATGTTTTTAATCATTTTATTTAATACTTCAATTGTTAAATCTTTTTTATTAGATGTATATTCTATTTCCATTTCAATTTTTTCTTTTTCAAGATCAGTAGAAACAATATTTAATCCTTTACCAAATTTTACAATTGTAATATCTATTCTATAATCTTCAAATTGATATGAATTTCTTTTTTTATATCTATACGATTTTTTTGTTTTTTTATATATTTTTAAAAATTTGTTTTGTTCTATAGGATCATTCACTTCTATTTCTTCCTTTAAATTTATTTTTGAATCTACATTGTCTAAAATAACATTTGATATAAAATTTTTCTGTTCTAATATATAATTTTTTTTAGGTAATTCAAATTCATTATTTCTTTCATAATTACAATAATCTTCTAATGATGTATTAAAAACACTTAATCTTTTATTTGTATCAAAATTTTCTAAATTAACACTTAAAATTATTTCTTGTTTATTTTGAATACCTGAAATATTTTTAAAATATGAATTAATTTTTTTTAATCCTTTTTCATTAATTTTTCCACTATATACTATTTCTAATTCTAATGAATCCTTATTTTTATTATATTCATCAATTAATCCTTCTAATTTTATTTTAGGAAAGTCTATTTTATTACTCATATAATATATAATATTATATTATATTATTAAATCAATTTTATATCATTTTTATTTATTATTTATTAAATTTAATTTTAATTCCTCAAATAATTCTATTTTTTTTTTATACAATTTTCTATCATTTATATATTTATATATATTTATTGAATATATTTCACATATTTCCTGTAATTTACCTAATGAATAATTTTTTAATTTATTTATTTGTTTATATTCATTATTTGTTAATTCTTTTTTATTATTAAATATTAATCTATTATCTACACTAAAATATTTTAATATTTTTTTTATATCGAAATCTACAAATATATTATATATTTTATTATCTATTGCTAAATAAATTGGAACAAATTTATTATTTTCTAATTCTACTATTATAATACTTGATATATTATTATTATATTCACCTACAAAACGATATTTATTATTTTTAAATATTATAATATTAAGTTCTAAATAAATTGATACATATTTATATATATTTTCATCACACTCTTCATTATTTATTAATTTTGAATATATATTATTTCTTTCAAATTTTAATATATTTGGAAAATTTTTATACA